AAGTCGAGCCTCGTCTGACGACTCCACATCCGATTGAGCCCCTGCTGATACGTCAGATCCGCACGAACACACACGAGCCCGATCAGCAGCGTATGCTCCGTGAACGACTTCACGAAGCCATGACCCGTGAAACCACTCCGCGCCGTAGCCGCAAGGTTACCCTGGGCATCCTTCAGCGTCGGCGTGCCCTGAGCCGTGGTCTGGGCGACCTCGGACACCATAATGGGCGAAGAACCACCACCCAAGTACTCCGGGCGCTGGAGACGAGCATCGGGAGACGTGACCCCGAAGTGAGCACGGATGATCTCCGTGTACCGAGTACCACCACGAGCGTCACGCTCGAGCATCCTCTGAGCAGCGAAAGCCTGCCGGAGCTCGTTGATCGTCGCCGCGGTCGCGTCCGAAAGGTCCGCGTACAGAACGGACCCCACGTTCCCCGTCGTCGCACTCAGGTCGACCAGAGCGCCCGCGGACCCAAGCGCCTGATAGTCGTCTTCGACGGTCGAATACACCACCGGGTTAGCCGCCAAGTCGACGTCCGTCGTCACGGGCGCCGACGTCCCGAGCGGCAAACTCACCGCCGTACCCTTCTGAGGCCAGGGCAGGCAGGACGTGAAATAGTCGTGACGCTTCCCACGACGCAAAAGAACGTACGACCCGTACGTGTCCGGCCCGTCGTCCTGATCAACGTGCGCCGAATCCTGAAGGTTCTGATCACGGAACCATTCATTCCAAATCAGGTTGTACGCCCTGAAGTGCAGCGAATTGTACGTGATCGTACCCGTCGCATACGGAATCCCCATGTAGTCCGCCAGGGAGCCGGTGTCGATACCACCCGTGACCGAGATCGTCGGCACCAAATACGACGTCGAGTCACCAGGGTCCGTCTGCTCGCCCATGAACTTCTGAAAGTTCGGCCAGACGAGCCGGATCGGAACCGCGAAAAAAAACGTCTCCACGATCAGGTTGTCCATGATCGGCTTGAACAACGCCGACAGGAACCGAATGAAGCCCGTGGACTGCAGGTTGAACGTGTCACCGGGCAACGCCTCGTCCACGTAGAACGGCACCAGATACCCAGCGTCGAACGTCGTCTTGTACCCGAACGAGCGATCGAACTGCGAGCGCTGGATCTCAGCTCTCGGAACCTCAGAGAACTTGTGAGACATCGGGGACGGCATCTTCACGAGACCGCCTTGACCGAGACGGAACCGATCGACTCGCGCACCACCACCCGAATCGCCGTGATCATCTGCACCGGCTGCGTCAGGGGAGTCACCATCCCCTCGTCCTCGAGGAACTCACCCACCTTAAACAGCGCGTAGTCCTCCGGATGCTTGCCGAGCTCGGAACCCTCGCGGTTCACCTCATCCGTGAACCCCCGAACGGCAATACCCTCCGACTGCGCAAAAAACGGACGCATGAACGCGTCGGCCTTCGCGTCGCGAACAGAAAACATCAACAGCGGTTTCATACGGTACGCTCCTGGAAAAGGTTGAACTTCGCTTGCACCACCTTACCACGTACCTCCAGGCGCTCTTCGGACTGATCTTCCAGCCGAATCTTACGCGCCCTATCCGCCCTCACGTGGGCGAACTCCAACGGGTCAACCGCCTCCAACATCTTATCATACGCACGCGGCGGCTTCGCCTCACGACCGCGGGAAATCACCCGATCCAACGGGTACACTTGCCCCGCGTACTGCTCCATCCATCCCTTACCGATGGCTGACCCACGACTCATGGTTGCATACTCGCGCTCGAGCTGCATCACTTCACCAGTAAGGGGATTCACGCGCTCGTAATGAGCCCACTGGGCATCACCGGTCACCTTCTTGACCACATACCGAGCGACATACGCCGCGGACTCGAAAGTCACTTCGCCAATCTCCGAGTGCCCCAGGGACCAAATGTCCTCGAGCTCGGCAGACCGATACGTATGGCCGCCGCCCTTAGCCTCACGCCAAGGCACCCGATCCGAAAACCCACGTTGAACAACAACGCGTGATAGTGCGGCCTTCCGTTATGCTCGCCATACTCGCCGCAATGGAAATACCGCACCTTCTCTTCGCGCCTCTTACGCAGGCGCTTCATGAAACGCTGGAACTCCGACTTGTCCAGCGAACCATCACCCGGCAGGTGGGCATCATCATACGTCAACGTGACGAACGAATTCGCCGGCCACAACGACGCCTCGTGAACGCACCGCACCGCCCACTGCCGAGACTTCTCCAACCTGCAACCGATACACTGCCCGCAAGGCAAGCGTAAAGGTTCCGAAGCACCACGAGGCCTCTGGAACCGAATGGCACCGCCCACACGATAGCCTTGAAGCGGGCGATAGCACGGCACTAGAGACGAATGCCGCCGCGCATCGGACGCGCGGTAGAATTGCGCGGATGAACACGCTCCGCGCCACGAGTGAAAATCTTCCCGGAACGACGCCGGCCCATCTTCGAGCGACGAGACATAACGAACCTCACTATCGAGGAGGAATGGAAGTGGACTTGGTCCACGAACGTGCCCTTCGGGCACAGGAAATACACAGATACAAGCCTAACGGCAGACAGTCAAGCTTTACATACTATTAACATACACGCACGCATCTAAACTTGCGCGCGCGCACGCAAACTATTAGAATACAGCAAGACCACACACACACGGAGGAACACCGTGAACGACAAACAGAAAGAGGAAGTAGTCCTCAAACTCCTCAGGATACAGAAACAACTCGACGAAATCTACGAGCAATGCGAACACCACGCCCAGGCACTTGAAGACCTGGGCGACGCACAGCGATATTTAAACTACGTCATCGACGACCTCGACCGATGAAACCATCCTCAGGAGACCAACAATGCTGACGTTTCACGAGCTCCAGCTCGAAATCAACCGCGCCCAGAGCAAGCTCCAGCGCCAAGAACGAGCCGTCGAACAGACCAAGAAGCTCATCGACGGACTCAACCAGCTCCAGCAGCAGGGAGAAAAAAAGAGCCCCGCCAAGTAGGCCGGGGCTCTAGACTGCCACCAAAAAGGTGTCAGTCAGCACAGTTACATCAAGTGAATTACTGTGCAGGAGGGGGGGGCGCCGCCGGCGCCTCCCCCTTATCCGTTAGGACCTTCAGGTCCAACGCCTCGAAGAGCTCCCTCGAGGCCGGATCATTGACCCGCTCGAGCATCACCCGAGCATCGTTCTGGAACGCCTGCCGAACCTTCGCAGGCAGACCCTCAAACCACTTCTCGACCGCGATAACCTTATCCGCGGTACTCTTGAAATCACCGAGTTCGGACACGTCCAGCATACGCGGCACTCCCTTCGCCAGATGCGTGACCAGGCCGGTTCTATCGAACCGCTCCACGATCTTGTTGATGTCACACGCATCCTTCTCATCCTGAACCGTCTTCGACGGCAAAACAGAACAGTCCACCCGCGTGAACTCAGCAGGGGAGGGGGGCGTCACGCCCTCAGCCTCACATTGCGCCACCAGGCGCATATACGCGAAAGACACGCCTTACCTCCGGTTGGGGAAAAGACCAGAATCGAACCGATTCAGCAGGTCGTACGCCGAACTTCCGGCAGCACGAACACCACCGATGACCCGGCGCATACCCGCGCCGAGGTCCCATCCACGAGCCCGCAGGAACGCGGGATCGAACATCTGCGAAATTCCTTTCGCAGCACCAGAAACCAGCGGCTGTAAGCCGCCAAGAGCCGAGCTCGCCGTCCGCCGGCCCGGCAGATCAGCTCGAGCGAGATCCGCGCGAGCCAACGACTCCGCAGTACGAGCGGACGTCTCCATCATCTGACGCCGCATCACGGCACGCTGCCACTGCTGGGTAATCGCTTCCTGATTCGTCAGCTCAGTACCAGCCCTCGTGGCCACCGTACGGGCATTCTCGCCCGCGATACGAGCATTCGACTCCTTGATCGACTGCATGAGCGCGCGCGCACTCTGCGCGCTCTCCACGGCATCACCGATGGGATTACCCATCGTAGCCATAGCTCCACCGGGGGTTGACGCACCCCCGCCCCCCGCAGCGAGCACCGGATTCAAACCAGCGGCCTTGAGGTCAGCGACCTCCCGCTGATGAGCCGTCGAACTCATCCGCTCCTGAAACGCCATCTGCTGGCGAGCGAGCTGCCGGTTCTCGTAGTTGGTCCTCCACGACCCGAGACCCGAGGCCACAGCAGCACCACCCATCGTCGCGATCGTCGCGATCGTCGCCGGATCAGCCACTAGAAGTGGTCCATCCAGCCTGGCACCGAATACATCGGCATGGGCCGGGCCGCGACCAGACGCGTATACGAATCGAACACGAAATGCGGCTGCGCCGGAACCGAAATAACACGGTCAATGGGCGGGTCCTCCACGATGAAGGCAGCATTCAGCGTAGGCACAGCGGAGAAGTCCTGCGACAGGTGCCAGTAGTCCAGCGTACCCGTCACGTCCGAACGGAACAGACCCGTGATCTGAGAGGGCTTATAGCGGTACTCCGCATACCGCTCCTGATACCCGAACACGTCATCGTCCGACGCGTCGCCCTCCATCTTGATCTCCTGCGCCAACACGGCTTGCTCGCCGATGTGAGACAACGCAGGCCAGTAGAAGTCGAGCCTCGTCTGACGACTCCACATCCGATTGAGCCCCTGCTGATACGTCAGATCCGCACGAACACACACGAGCCCGATCAGCAGCGTATGCTCCGTGAACGACTTCACGAAGCCAT